CTGCACCATCTTGATGACGGCGGCATCGCTGAACTTGGGCTTGTCTTCTTCGGCAGGCATGTTCTCGTCCTCCATCGGGGCTTCGGGTGCCGGTTCCTCGGGCATGGGCTCTTCGACCGGAGTCTCGACGCCGGCGGCCTTGGCCGCTTCGGTGATCGCCTGCAGCGGCTCGACGAGCTGTTGCAGCTGGTCCACCGGTACAGCTTTGATCGCCTCGGGCAGCGCCATGGCCAATTCGATGACCTGCTGCAAATTGAGCTGGCCGCCCTGGTCAGTAAATGCTTTGTGTAGTGACATCGCGTCTTCCTCTTCGATAATCGGTTTGCGGTCAATGAATGAACAGGTCGATCCGCACCGCCCCCGTTCTACAGTCGCCAGGTGGTGCGGTGCGATGTTGCGTTGCTCAAAATCGAAATCCTCGTCGCCTTCGTAGGGCACGAGGTCCGCCATGTAGCCCAGCGACAGTTCGCGCTTGCCGGCCTCGACCGCCATGCCGAGCGTATCGCTGATCGCCAATTTGTTACGAATGGCGATGGTCGATGCGGTGGAGGGATCGTGCGCATCCGTCATTTCGGCATCGGCCACGAACCCGCCGGATGATGGGGCGGGCAGGTCCAGGCTCACATGCTCATCGGTGATTGGAATGCCACGCATCTTCATGGCCGTGTTGGCGATGGTGGCCGGGGAGCGATAGACGCGGACGATACGATCAGCGGGCACCATGCCCAGCTCGGCGCCCAGATACTCCAGCACGCCGTCCCGCACGGAAATAGCAGTCCGCTCCTTGGGATCGAACACTGCCGAATCGCGGAACTCGCCGCTTATCGTGTCTTTCAGCTGGGCGTTACAAATGGCGTAGGCCGACTCTTCAGACTTCCCCGACTCCATAACCGATTTGACACAGCGCTCGAGCTTCGCGGGCATGGGTCTCGCTCCCTGGTAAATTACCCGTATTTATAGCCCCCAGCGCCCCGGCTGTCAACTATCACATATTGTCCACTTGGTCAATACCCCATCGGTAATATATTGCACTAGTGCAGAAAAAGCTATAGTTATTTCAACAGCAACCGAACAGGACTAGCACCATGAAATATGCCTACATCACGAACACCACCTTTCTTGATGGCGAGATCGCCGTTGAAGCGCGCGCCGCTGATGGCACCCTGCTTTTCGGTTTTCGTACCCGTAATTACTGGGGCTGGAAAGACAAAGCGCGGGGCTGGACTCCGCAGGAGTATATCCCGGTATTCCAGGCCAATCGGCCTGCGGAGCTGCGGGCATGAAGCCCGTTCCGGCTCACCCGGACAACACCGAGACTCCCCCGGAGTGCTCGGCTGATTGTCGGTACCGGCAAAAATTCACCGGGTTTGATTTGCAGCGGAATGCGCTCAGAACGGAAACGGCTCACATGGTTGAGCCGTACCGCTGCGGATGGAACCTGAAGGATGGTGCTATCGGTGGGCGCCCGCTCGATTACGCACCTTGCATTTTCCCTACGGCGAACACCACTACCTGATAGGACTACAGCAGGAGAGATAAGCAACATGCGCAAACAGTCAACCGCAACCGAGCGAGCGCTGGCCCGTGTGGCGATGGGCGAAAGCCCACACTCTGCGGCGCTCAATGAGGGCATCAGCCCGAGCACTATCTACCGAGCACTGGCCCGCAACCGGCCGCGCTGGGATGATGAGCGCCGCGCCGATGAGGCCTACATGGAACAATCAGACGCCGCGCTGAGTAGCAAAGGACGGAAGTGATGAAATATATCTGTGTAGGCCCGATGGCGTACCGCATTTTCGGCAATCACGAAACGCATGCGGAGGTGGCGCGGGAGGTCGGGTTGCCCGTGCTCTCCGCCGGCTTTATCCGGTTCGACGAGAAAGGTCAGCCGATTGCCTATAGTGACAGTGTGTCGCTTGGCGTCCCGTCGAATCCGACGGTCGATACGCCGATGCTACAACTTATTTGGAGGAACTCATAATGCCTAGTTACGAATTGACGATGATGGTGCCGGTCAAAGTGCGGATCGATGGCGTGGCGACCATTAAAGAGGCATTTGATTATGCGGCGCATGGGTTGGCCAACTGGAGCAAAGAACAAAGCGGCGGGCAGTCTACGGGCTATGCGGTGGTATTGGCTGAATCTGAGGAGGTGAAGTCGTGAATATAAAGTGGACCACACAGCATGATGATAGGACAAAGCACATTCAATTAGCCGGAGGCGCAAAACGGGTCTTCGATTTCATCCAACGCATACAGGCACCATTCACAACAGCCGAATGCACTACCGCCTGGTTTTTGACGGGTCGACGATACGGGAATTTACTGCATCATTACAATTGTCGCTGCATAGCGGTATCGGTTAAATCTGAGGAGGTGAAGTCGTGAAATGGTTATTATGGACGATGTTGATCGCCAATGGATTTGTTTTTATTCGAGCAGTTTGCCGCTTATGGGCTACTCGTCATCAGCAGGAATGATCAGCTCATAGTCGCAACGGCACTGATAGTCAACCCCAGGCAGTAGCCACTTGCCATCGCACGATGAATAAAGCCCTTTGTCCAGGTCGAACTCTTTGCCATTGCGCTTCTTGTGGCACTCGCGGACCCGCTCATCGTGTGAGGTGATCCAGCGGGCGCGGGTGATGCCCAAGTTCTGCGCTCGCAGTTTGGTCGTGATGCTGTTGAAATTGGCGATCTGATTACGGGCTGTGAATTTAGCGTGGTTTTTGCGTTTCTCGACCAGACCATCGAACTGCTCCATGATCTCCGCTAGGCTGCTGCCCTGGGTCATCGCCCGCAGGCTGTTCGCAGTATACATCTCTAGCGTCTCATCGCGCAGCTTCTTGACCCATTGTGCCGTCTCTAGGTTCAGCGCGTTCATGCTGGCCATCAGCCCCTCAGTCTGTGTGAGTTCCAGACTGGACAACCCGATCCGCTTCTCGACCTTGCTGTATAACTCCGTACGGTTGCGCTTGTTCACCTTATCGAGAATGGTCTGCACCAGTTCCTCGATGCGCTTATCGTCAAATTGCTTCAGCAGCTTGCGGCGCACGCGGTCCGCCATGCGCAGATAGGCCTTGGCATAATTACCGCCCTGGCTAGGAGCATCGGCGAACTTCTCGACAGTCGACTGGTTCAGTGCCTTGAATACCTGATTACGGAATCGCTGCGACATCTGCTCGACCATGAATAGCGCAACCTCGGCTAGCTCCCGCTCCTGGGCCCGCGGTGTGCCTGGAGCCTTGAGGGGCGTCGGCTTCTCGGCTTTTATCTCGCGTTTCATTGATTATTACTGTTGAAGTCCTTGAGGGCATCCGTCAGATCATCATTTTCTGGGGAATCGCTGGGCCGCTCGGTAAACCAGTCGAACTCGTCTTTCTGAGTGACCCCTCGTTCGATTAGATAATCACCATAGTCCTCGCCGATAGACTGCAGCTTGATTGCATTATCGATGACTTTTGTCTCATAGTCCATCCGACTGTTCGGCGTGTCACCCTGGTTGTCCTTGAATCCGACAGTACCCTGACCACATAGGCGCATTAGCTCGATGATTGGTTCCAGCAGATAATCGGATTGCAGCGCCTCGATCATATCCTGGAATACCTGGCGCTCATTCTCGCCAGTACTGTTCAGCCCTTTAACATTCTCCCCGACTAGCATTGCGAGCGGGATGCCCGTTACCATAGCGAGTCGGCGTAGCGTGATCTGGTCCGCCTCAGCCAGATTACTGATCGATTGATTGGCGATCTCCAGCTGATCCTCGGCGTCGATGAGCCCTGCTGCGAAGATCCCCCGCACATCCTCCAACCGACTGAAATACTCGATCATCTCGGCGTCTTGCCCCGAGCGCATGGCGTCCTTGAAGCCGGCGATCTTGTAAAACAACGTGCTGGCTTTCTCGAGGATGCGCGGACTCGCACGCTGCACTACACCATCAGCAATGATCTGCTCATAAATCATTTCAAACTCGGAGATCCCGCCGTATAGATAGCGCGGCGCATCCAGCTCGGGCGGCTCAA